ATGTTGAGAGAGGCAAAGACTCAATGTGACTACCTTATATGTGGACTACAGGTAGATCCTAGTCTAGATCGACCGGAGAAAAACCAACCTATCCAAACCGTCGTAGAACGTTACACACAGTTAAATGCGGTGCAGTACGTCAACGAGATCATACCTTACGTCACCGAACAAGATCTAGAGGATATCCTATCCGCATTACAGATCGATGTCCGGATCATAGGATCAGAGTACAAGTCAGGCACATTTACAGGACGTGCCATATGTGCAAGCAGAGGTATAGAGATATACTTCAATAAAAGAGATCATAGATTTTCTACTTCTGATTTGAGACGAAGAGTTGTCGATAGGGATTGACAAACAGTAGTAGTTTTGTTATAGTGTATTAAATCAAATTGGAGATGACTATGAAACCGAAAGACAAACCGCATTACGTAAACAACGCAGAGTTCTCATTAGCGGTTGTCGACTACGTTAAAGATGCAACAGAAAAGTCTGCTGAAGGCGAACCCCGACCTGTCGTGACCGACTATATTGCTCGATGTTTTCTCAAGATCGCGGAGGGATTGTCTCACCGAGCAAACTTCGTGCGTTACACCTATAGAGAAGAAATGGTGATGGACGCAGTGGAGAACTGTCTCAAGGCAATAGACAACTACGACATCACAAAGGCAACGCGAACTAAGGCACCCAACGCATTTGCATACTTCACACAGATTGCATGGTATGCGTTTCTGCGTAGGATTCAGAAAGAGAAAAAACAACAAGACATCAAGATGAAGTTTCTTGCGGAGAGTGATATATCTTCGTTAATCCTTGATGGCGACAATGAAGAGGCGGTACGTCAGACACAAATGTTTGTTGACAGTCTACGTGATCGTATTGATGAAGTAAAGGATACTGACCAAAAGATTAAGGTATATGCGAAAGAGATACGCAAACGTCGACGTAGACGTGTCGATTCCGATCTGTCAGATTTCCTTGGAGAAGAGGATGATGTATGAAATCGTTAGACCAAGCTCGAGCAGAGTCTCGACGCATATGGGATACTATGAAAAGAGTCGCTAATCCCAACAGTGATCCTGATCCCGAAGAGATTAGTATGGAAAATGCGTACAAGACAAGGTGGGTATGGTATCATACTATATTAGCGCTTGAATTGTTTGTAACAAATATGTTACTATTCATAATAGTTGTACAACTCGCGAGTAACTAATTAATGAAGATTGCAATACTGAATGACACTCACTGTGGTATCCGTAACTCATCTGACGTGATGATGGACTATCAAGAACGTTTCTATCGTGATGTGTTCTTCCCGTACCTACGTGAGAACGGTATCACAAAGATACTACACCTTGGTGACTACTACGACAACCGTAAGTTCATCAACTTCCGTGCGTTGGAACATAACCGGAAGATCTTTTTGGAGAAGTTGCGTGAGTACAAGATCCACATGGATATCATTCCCGGCAACCACGACGTGTTCTACAAGAATACTAATGACCTGAGTGCACTCAAAGAACTGTTAGGTCACTACATGGAAGAGGTACGTATCATCGAGAAACCAATGGTGGTTGACTATGATGGCATGCCTATGGGTCTGATACCTTGGATCAACGAGACCAACAATGATGAGTGTATGAAGTTCATTCAGGGTTGTAAGGCAGATGTGATCGGTGCACACCTTGAGTTAGAAGGGTTCGAGATGTCTGCGGGTATTCCCTGTACTCATGGTATGAGGGCATCTGCATTCAATCGTTTTGATTTGGTTCTCTCCGGACACTTCCACACCAAGTCACAGAGTGGTAACATACACTACCTTGGTTCTCAGATGGAGTTCTTCTGGAGTGATGCACATGACCCCAAGCACTTCCACATCCTAGACACAGACACTCGTGAGGTCACCCCCGTAGTCAACACCGAGAGATTGTTCGAGAAGATCTACTACAACGATCAAGAGAAGAATCCTATGCTTACAGACATACGACACCTAGACGATAAGTTCGTCAAGTTGATCGTGGTCAATAAGTCTGATCCTAAGTTGTTCGATGCATTCGTAGATAGGATCAACTCTCGTAAGATACACGAACTCAAGATCGCAGAGAACTTTGAAGAGTTTACTGGTGGTTCTGTGAGTGACAATCAAATATCAGTTGACAGTACGGAAGATTTGTTGTATACTTATATAAATGCGGTAGATACACCGTTAAACAAAGACACCATCAAGGGGATGGTGCGTGAACTCATGGTAGAGGCGCAGACGCTCGAACTCGTATGATTATATTCAAATCGTTAAAGTACAAGAACTTTCTTAGTACTGGTGATTCGTTCACTCAAATAGATCTCAACAAATCTGCTTCTACTCTAGTAGTGGGTCAGAATGGTGCGGGTAAGTCTACTATGTTGGACGCACTATCTTTCGCATTGTTTGGTAAGGCACACCGATCCGTATCTAAGGGTCAACTGGTCAATAGTGTCAATAACAAGAACTGTCATGTTGAGGTAGAGTTCAACGCACTTGGTTGTGAGTACAAGGTTGTGCGTGGTATCAAACCAACTAAGTTTGAGATCTGGCGAGACGACAAGGTCATCAATCAAGACTCTCATAGTAAAGAGTATCAGAAGGTACTTGAACAAAACATTCTGAAACTAAACCACAAGTCTTTTCACCAGATCATTGTACTGGGTAGTAGTTCGTTTGTGCCGTTCATGCAGTTACCTGCGAACCATCGACGTGAGGTGATCGAAGATCTGCTTGATATCAACGTATTCTCTAAGATGAACATTATCCTCAAGGAGAAGTTCTCTGTCATCAAAGAGAAGGTACGTGCGAACCAATCAGATCTAGAGAACCTAGAGTACAAGATCCGGACACAGAAGAAGTATGTTGAGAGTCTGGAGAAGAACAAGCGTGACAATCGTGAAGAGAAACTATCTGACATTGAATCACTGACCAGTCAGATTGGTGACATTCGATCTACTATGCGTCCAATCGCCGCGGGTGGTTTGGATCAACTCAAGATGGAACACGACTCGTGTAATAGTCTGATCATTCAGATTAAACAATACGATAAGACCTTCAACTCTAAACTGAAGGATCTGGAGAAGGAGAAGAAGTTCTATGAAGATAACTCCAATTGTCCCACCTGTGAACAGGGGATCGAAACTACCTTCAAAGAAAAAAAGATATCCGAAGCAGAAACCAAACACTCCGGATTCGTCGACGCAAGATCCAAAGCCTCCGAAGAACTCACCAGACTCAACGAACGAATGGTGGGCGTAGTCGAGGAGACAAAGAAGTTACAGGACTTGGTATCTGAGTACGATCGAAAACAGATAGAGATCGATACGTTACAAAAACAAATAACCAACATACAACAGTACCTAGCGAAACAGGATGAGACCACCACTGATATCGCAGAAGAACGTCAGACTCTAATGAATCAGAATGATGATCGCGAAATACTACGTGAGATCAAGGGAGATCTCGCTGAACAGGTTGCGTACAGTATGGTTATCACAGAGTTGTTGAAAGACACTGGTATCAAGACTAAGATTGTGAAAGAGTATCTCCCTGTCATCAATCAGTTGGTCAACAAATACCTACAGGTTCTAGACTTCTTTGTGTCGTTCAATTTAGATGAACAGTTCAAGGAGACCATACGGTCACGACATCGTGATGCGTTCTCGTACGACTCATTCTCTGAAGGCGAGAAACAACGTATTGACCTCGCGTTATTGTTTACGTGGAGACAGGTTGCGAAGATGAAGAACTCTGTGGCGACCAACCTACTGATACTTGATGAGACGTTTGACTCTTCTCTGGACGTAGAGGGTATTGACAATCTTACTAGTATCCTAGATACATTGGACGGTGATACTAATACATATGTAATCTCTCACAAAGGAGAGTTGCTTGACGGTAAGTTCGAAGATAAAATCGAGTTTGTCAAGAAGGGCAACTTCAGTTCATTAAATGAGTGAACAAATCGATTATTACGTAAAGAACCATGACGCGTTTCTTTCTCCGCGAGTCGCAGACGCGGCATCTCGATATTGTGATCATTTACTGAACTCTACAGATCATGTGTGGACAACTAACTTTGCATGGGCCAAAGACAAACCTAAACACTTTATGAATCCCATGTCAGAACGTTATGAAAACCTTTGTCTAGTACATAAGATATGGGAGAGTAATCCAGAGTTGTGGCAGAACATCGTGAATGATATACAAAAGATATATCCTCATTGGATTCCTGAAACCCGAGAGGCTATGCAATTCTTTGTCTGGACTGGTGGGTCTAGGATTGAATGGCATAGTGATTTCAAACACGGCGATCCTCATGATGCACGAATCCGTTCCGGAGCGATAACCATCTACCTTAATCGTCACTGGGATATAGAGTGGGGTGGAGACTTTCTGTACAAGAACGAAAAACAAGAAGTACAGAGAGTAACCCCCAGTTACAACAGAGCAGTCGCAATACGAAACGTATCACATAGGTCTACAGAGATACAGACCAAACGTTTTAGGAAATGTATTCAAATATTTTTAAAAGACATTGAAGTACCGCTTGACAACAACGCAGACTTTTGTTAAACTATGTTTAAATTAATCGAGGAATATTGTTATGGAACTATCTGATCGCGCCTCACAGGTTCTACGGAACTTCGCGGGTATCAACGGAAACATCTACTTCAACGAGGGTAACGTAGTACGTACTGTCTCGGAGTCGAGAACTGTACTTGCAAAGGCAACCCTAGATGTGGACTTTCCTACATCGTTTGGTATCTATGACCTGCGTGAGTTTTTGAGTGTAATGGGATTGGTAGACAGTCCTAACTTAAACTTTGATCAATCAAGTGTGGCGATTTCAGATTCGAGTGGTCGTTCTAAGATCAAGTACTTCTATTCTTCACCAGATACTTTGACTACCGCAAAGGGTGACTTGGTACTGCCTTCAGAAGATGCGTGGTTTACTCTGGATGCACAGACTCTAAATCGTGTAAAGAGTGCGGCAGGTGCACTTGGACACAGCGAAGTTAATGTTCATATAGATAATGGTCTGATGACGTTAACTGTGAAAGACAATGATGATGACACCTCACATGCGTTCAGTATTGTGGTTGAAGGTGAGTCTCAATGTAATGATCTGAATGTTGTTTTCAACATCAACAATATCAGACTATTGGAAGATGGTGACTATCGTGTGGCGTTGTCTTCTAAGTTCATTTCACATTTTGTGAATACAGATTCCAATATGGAATATTGGGTAGCGCTACAAAAATCAAGTCAATTTAATTAAGAGGAAAATCTTGTGGATAATGATGTAATGGATCTAGTCAATCGTGTGACACGCAGTACTGTCGCGGTTGTAGATACTGTCGCCGGTCGCGGTGGCTTTAGAGGCGAAGAGTTATCAACTATTGGTCAACTTCGAGATCAGTGTATCTCATTGATCCAAAAGGTTGAGGCACTTCAAGGTGAAGGCGAAACCCCAACCCCAACGGAGGAATGATCATGGGCGAACAAATCTTAGTGGGTACGATTTTTACTATTGCTTTAGTGGCTTTTGGTATCATGTACGTTATTAATACTGAACGCACTTTGCGAAGGAATAACCCTAATAGTAAGAGAGTTGAACCAGCGAAAGAAGAGTCTCCAGTTGTTGACGTTGATGCATTGAAACAGATGTCCAACGCAGAACTGTTCAAGATGGGATCTGAAAAAGGTCTCCCTGTGTACAAATCTTGGTCTAAGGGCAAATTGGTGGATGCACTAGCAAACCATCACTAAGAGATGGGGAACTTCGGTTCCCTTTTTTCTTGACTATTTGTTTCATATACTGTACAATGTACATTGTAGTATACATTATTATTTATTTTATTATGGAAATTGACTATGACAGATACCTTTCTCTGGTGTGAGAAGTACCGCCCTCAAACTATCAACGACTGCATTCTACCTGCCAACCTAAAGAAAACATTCAAAGAGATTCTAGAAACCGGTGAACTACCAAACATGTTGTTCACGGGTACTGCGGGTCTAGGTAAGACTACGGTCGCACGTGCATTGTGTAATGTACTCGATCTGGACTATATCTTAATCAACGGTTCAGAAGATGGTAACATCGATACCCTACGTGATAAGATTCGACGTTTTGCGTCATCTGTATCCTTGATGGGTGGTTACAAGGTTGTTATCCTAGATGAGGCAGATTACCTCAACCCACGTTCTACTCAACCCGCACTGCGTGGATTTATCGAAGAGTTCTCAGACAACTGTCGATTCATCATGACATGCAACTTCAAAAACCGTATCATCGAACCTCTCCACTCTCGTTGTGGTGTGTATGAGTTCAATACCAACAAGAAGTCTATGGCACCTCTGTGTGGCGACTTCATGAAACGTGTGACGGAAATCCTCAAGACCGAGAAGGTCGAGTTGGAGAACGAACAAGAAGTCGCAGAACTGATCATGAAACACGCACCTGACTGGAGACGTATACTCAATGAGTTACAACGTGCATCTATCGGTGGTACTCTGAGTATTGGTAACCTGAACAAGACCGATGCATCCTACGAGGTTCTGTACAAGTCCCTGAAGGAGAAGAACTTCAAGGTCATGCGTCAGTGGGTCACCAATAACATTGACGTAGATTCATCTGTTATCTTCCGTACTATATACGATCAGATGTTCGAAAACATCGATCAACAATCTATCCCTCAGTTAGTATTGATCCTTGCGGACTACCAATACAAGGATGCGTTTGTTGCTGATCATGAATTGAATATGGTCGCCTGTCTCACTGAAGTCATGGCGAATGTGGAGTTAAAATGAAAATAATTGTTGCGGGGTACGGCCCTGTAGGTAAGGCAACTGCGTCTGCGTTGAGGAATCATCCTGACGTAGAGTTGTTTATCGATGACCCTTTTCTAGGACACAATTACAATCCTGACGGACTAACACCACCGGATGGCGTTATCATCTGTGTGGCCACACCTATGGATCCTCTGACCGGAAAGTGCGTTACAGATAATGTCAGAGATGTCATGGAAAAGTACGAAGGTTCTAAGATCATGATCAAGTCTACCACCGATCCTGTGTGGTTGAGACACAACTGTGGCCCTGATGTGACATTCTGTCCCGAGTTTCTAAAAGGTACTACCGGTGCAGATCCTACTGAAGAGTTCTTAGAAAGTGAGTTTGCAATCTATGGCGGTGGTCACATGCGATTCTGGCATGAACTATTCAAACCTGTTCTATGGCGACTGAAGACAGTGAAGTTTGTGTCGCTCGAACAGGCTGCATTTGCAAAGTATGTGTTGAACTGTTTCCTCGCAACCAAGGTCACGTTCTTTAATCAGATTCACCATCTCTATAACATGGCAGGGTTCCATGACTTTGATATCATGATCGATGCCGTGTGTACTGATCCTAGGGTAGGAGAGAGTCACACACAGGTGCCTGGCCCTGACGGTGAGTTTGGTTATGGTGGTCATTGTTTCCCCAAGGATATGAGTGCGCTAAATGAGATGGGTAAAGCTTGTTATGCGAACACAGATCTGTTACAATACATTATAGACTTAAACACTGATATACGTGATTACGGGTATCCTTATGAGTAACAAACCTTTTGACTACATTACTGCGATCAATTACAGCAAGAAAGACCTGATCGTTAGTAAAGAAACTGAGGCAGAATATCTGCCTTACATAACCAATGGCACTTTGTCATACTTCGCAGATACTGTTCAGGCAGCCAATGTCATGAATCAGTATTCAATTCTCGACAATAAGCTTCAATTCGACTTTTTACTAAATATAATTAGAAAAAGAAAACGGTTCTCCAAATGGAACAAACCGTCTGAAATTGAAGACTTGGATGCGGTAAAGGAATATTATGGATATAGCAATGCTAAAGCAAAGTCCATCTTGGATCTATTATCACCTCCTCAACTAAAAGAGATAAAAGCGAGGATATATAAAGGTGGAAGAAACTAAGCCATGGACACCGGACGACATGTTAGAGATCGTCCTAAATGAACCAGATGATTTTTTGAAGGTACGCGAGACACTCACCCGCATAGGCGTAGCGAGTCGACGTGAAAAGAAGTTGTACCAGTCTTGTCATATTCTACACAAACAGGGTCGGTACTTCATAGTACACTTCAAAGAGTTATTTTTACTTGACGGTAAGAAATCTAATCTAGAGTTGTCAGATCTCCAAAGACGTAATAGTATCACAACGTTATTGGCAGATTGGGGATTAGTTCAGATCGTTGACCCTAACCAAGCCGCAGACTGTGCACCACTCCGACAAATCAAGATCATTGGTTTCAAGGAAAAAGACGAATGGAGTTTGTGTCCCAAATATAATATTGGTACTAGATGAGTCAAACCCTTCCCACTAGGGAACAGATAACAAATCGTACACCGACATTTGGTTGGTTTGCAGATGCAGATCTCTGGAACTGGGATAGTGCGTTGAGGTTTCTTGACACACATCCCACAGAGATTATTGATCATCACAAAGATAAGATGCGGTTTTTCTTGAAGAACTCTCACAAGAGACCATCTTCTCCAACGTTTTCAAAAGAAACTGTGAAGAGGATGGAAGAGATGTTCTACAAGAACCCGATCACAAATATCTGTTTCTTTGGGTTCGGTAGAGACTGTGACAGTTATCCTTGGCACAAAGACAAGATGGATGTGTTCCTTGTTCAAGTGTTAGGGGAGATAAAGATTCGTGTAGAGAATACGAATTATGAAGATGAACCTCGATCATTTGTGCCAGGCGATTGTGTCTGGATACCTAGAGGAACTCATCACCAGATCATCACTGAGAACTCAAGGGTCACGTTCTCGTTTGGTGTTGAACAACAACCCGACCCATCAACTTATGTTAAGGATATATTATGAGAACAGATGTACCAAGTGTTTCCCTTATGACCCGTGTTCCAGACTCAACAGCAGTCTGTCCTATCAACGGAGTAAGTCACAAGTGGGAGAACGTCACAACAGAGTCATTATTTAAAGGCAAGAAAACAGTTCTTTTCTCTCTGCCTGGCGCATTTACTCCAACGTGTTCGACCTATCAATTGCCTGGCTTTGAGGAGTTGTATCCCCAATTCCGAGCTGCGGGTGTTGATGAAATCTACTGTATGTCAGTAAACGATTCATTCGTGATGAACGCATGGGCAAAGGATCAGGGTCTAGAAAACGTTAAGGTTCTACCTGACGGATCTGCACAGTTCACTCGCCAAATGGGAATGCTCGTAAATAAAGACAATATCGGATTCGGTCAAAGATCGTGGCGATATGCAGTACTGATAAATGATATGGAAGTTGTCCAGTCATGGGTAGAACCCGGCTATCAGGATAATGCAAGCGACGATCCCTATGGAGAAACCGATCCTAAAAACATATTGGATACTATGGTACCGTGGTAATACTGTAAAAAAAATGTAACATTACTTGCTTTTACAGTAAAAATATGTTATAAATACACTCGTGATGCGGAATGGTTCCGGTCACACTAACAACACCTCGCTTTAATAAAAGGAGAAACCGTTATGGTAACTAAAGCATTTACTTTCCCACGTTCGCACTTTATTGGATTTGACCACGTATGGTCGGAAAT